TGCAGATCGACGGCGTTCGCGTCCCGCATCTGTTCCCCGGCACCAAGCTGAACCTGACCCCTGCCGGAACGCCCGGCGGTGTTGGTCAGGACTTCGAGACATCGCTCCTGCGCTACGTCGCGGTCGCACTCAACGTCAGCTACGAGGAACTGAGCCGAGACTACAGCCGGACGAACTATTCCTCGGCCCGAGCAGCCATGAGCCAGACCCGCCGCTTTATGCAGACGCGCAAGAAAGAGGTCGCCGACCGTATGGCGAACTACATCTTCCGTCTGTGGCTGGAAGAGGCGATCAACCAAGATCAGATCGAGACATACCGAGCCAAAGATGCCGGGCTGCTCTACACCAACGGGCACCAGAACCTCATTTTCGACGCGCTCACTCAGGCGACGTGGATTGGCGCTTCGCACGGTCAGATCGACGAACTCAAAGAGACCCAAGCTGCGGTCCTCCGCATCAAGTATGGCCTGTCCACTCACGAGGACGAATTGTCACGACTTGGCAAAGACTGGCGTAAGGTCTATGCTCAGCTTCAACGCGAAGCCACAGACCGTGAGGCGAGGGGCATCGAACTCTACGAGGACAACAGCGTGAACGCAGCAAGCGGCACAACCAGAGAAGCAGATGACAGCGAAAAGGATTCAGCCGATGCCAACGCAGACTAAAGGCGGGGCGCTGATGGCCCGGATCGTTCGTAACCCTCTGCTGATCCAGCCGGGTTGCGAGGACCTGTTCACCCAGAACATCTTGGAGATGCAGGCGCACCCCCGCTATGAGCAGGCCGCCGAGATCAACGAGACCATGCTGGCCGACGACTTCTGGGACGATGACGACGACATGATCTCGTGGCTTCGCCCCTACAACGTGCAAGACGGGGTTCTGACGATCCCCGTCAAAGGCGTCTTGATGAACCGGATGTCCGTGGCCTTCGGGTCCTACGCGACAGGCTACCAATACATCGAACGTGCTGTGGAACGCGGCATGGACGACGATGATGTCAAGATGATCGCCTTCGCCATCGACAGCCCCGGCGGGGAAGTCGCAGGCAACTTTGAACTGGTCGAGAAGATCGCATCCATGCGTGGCACCAAGTCCATGCGCGCCTTCGCCAGCGACCACGCATATTCCGCAGCCTACAGCATCGCAACCGCTGCCGACTCGATCACCATGTCCCGCTCCGGCGGCGTTGGCTCGGTCGGCGTGTTGACCGCCCACATGGACGTGAGCGAACGGCTCGACAAGATGGGAGTGAAGGTCACTTTCATCTACGCCGGGAAGCACAAGGTTGACGGCAACCCCTATCAAGCATTGCCTGATGACGTGAAAGACCGTATTCAGGACAGGATCGACCGTATCTACGGAGAATTTGTCAGCCTTGTGGCTGAAAACCGTGGGATGGACGAGCAAGCGGTTCGTGACACCGAGGCGCTTACATACGACGCATCCAATGCCGTTGAAATCGGCTTCGCCGATGGCATAGGTGCGATGGACAAGGAACTGGCCGCTTTCAAACAGGCCGCAACGGAGATGGAGCATAACATGGCTACCACTACCCCCAAGACCCCGGCTGCCCAAGAAGGCGGCATCACTCAAGCGCAACTCGACTCGGCTGCTGAAACAGCCAAGGCAGAGGGCGTCACCGAAGGCATGAACGCAGAGCGTGAGCGCATCTTCGGCATCCTCAATTCCGAAGAGGCCAAGACGCGCCCGGCAGCCGCCAAGATGGCCGTCAACGCAGGCATGACCGTCGAGGCCGCAGTCGCGTCCCTCAACGACATGCCCGAAGAGAAGCCGCAAGCGGCTGCTCCCGAGCCTGCGCCCGAGCCGAAGGCTGACGCACCCGCGCCCACTCCCTTCGCAGCGAACATGGACGGCCCGCAGGTCGGTGCCAGCGTCGAAGGCGAAAAGGGCAAGAAAGAGGGTGTAGACTCCGACGACTTGCTCGGCGCATACGCCATGCAAACAGGCCGCGATCTGCGTTCGCAGAAAGCATCGTAAGCTGGGGAACCAGCACAACCGTCAACTGTGAAAGGATAATATCATGGCTGTTGACAATAAGGTCCCCTACGGCGAACCGGGAATCGCGAACTTCGAGAAGGAGTCGTGGGGCAACAAGCAGAACTGGCAGTATGGTGATACGCCTGCTCTGACCACCAAGACGATCTCCGTCACCGCTTCTGGCGCTGACGTGGTGATCGGCTTCCTCGACGTGCTTGCCGTTGACGGCGGTGCCGCTGACCAAGCCGGGGTGGCTGCTGCCGACCGTGCGAACTACATCGCGGCTACCGCGATCACGGTCGTCGATGGCACAACGAAAGACGTGCCAGTCTATGTGCAGGGTCACTTCGAGATGAACGCCCTGACATGGGATGCGTCCTACGACACCGATGCGAAGAAAGAGGCTGCCTTCCAAGGCTCCGTCTCGCCGACAATCTTTGTGTCCAAAGGCAACTTCGACTCGGATGCGATCTACCCTTAATTGGGTAGGTAGCCCCTAGTTTGGCAACAGAGAAAGGACACAGAAATGTCGCTCGCCAACAACATCTACGACACCTCGACCCTGCTGGGAACGATGCGTCACATGGAGGCCCCCAGCAACTACTGGCTGAACCTCTGCTTCGGACAGACGATCCAGTTTGACACCGAAGAGATCGACTTCTCCAAATTGCAGGAGAACCGCAAGATCGCCCCGCTGGTCGTCCCGACCGCGCAGGGTGTGCCGATCTACAGTGCCGCCGAAGAGCGCGGTTCGGTGAAGCCCGCCTACGTCAAGCCCAAGGACGCCGTGAACGCTTCGCGCGTGATCCGTCGCGCGGCTGGCTTCGGTGAACTGAACTCGTCCGCGCCCATGTCGCCGCAGCAACGCTACATGGCAATCGTGGCTGACATCCTCCGTCAGCACCGCGAAGCCATCGAGCGCCGCTGGGAATGGATGGCCTCCGAGGCGATCCAGAACGGCTCCGTGACGCTGGAAGATGAAAACTACCCCCGCAAGGTGGTGGACTTCCAACGTGCTGCTGGTCACACCGTCACACTGACGGGCGGCAACCAGTGGGGCGATCCCGGCATCTCCATCATCGGCTTGGTCGAGACATGGAAGAAAACCATGCGCCGTGCCAAGCACGGTGGCGTAGCCAACCGCATCACGGTCGGCACGGATGTCTGGGACATTATGCGCGCAGACACCGAACTGCGTGACCTGCTGAACGCTGACTACAAGCCTCAGTCCGGTGGACTGGACTTGAACCTCGGCGTGATGGAAGGTCTGGACGTTGAGTTCGTGGGCCGCCTGAGTGGCACCATGGAAGTCTACGTCTACTCGGACTACTACGAACTGGCAGACGGTTCGGTCACGGACTTCATGTCTCCCAAGGACATCGTGATGACCAGCCCGAGCGTCAACGGCATCCGCTGCTACGGCGCAATTCAGGACGTGTCGGCAGGCTTCCAGCCTCTCGCCATCTTCCCGAAGATGTGGAACCAAGACGACCCGAGCGCGACCTTCGTCATGTCTCAGTCGGCTCCGCTGATGGTTCCGCTGAACCCCAACGCCACCTTCAAGGCGACCGTGGTAGCCTAACAGCTTCCACTCCGGGTCGGGGCAGCTTCGGCTGCCCCCTCACCCACCAACCTCAACAGTCATCTAGGGAGAACTTCAATGGCTGCCCCCAAACTCTACAAAGCGAAGAACGAAATTCACATCACCACCAAGCCCGGCAAGGCTGGCGACAAGGCGAAGGGCATCGCTGCCACACCGCCCGAAGTCACAGTCATCCCCGCTGGTGGCAAGTTCACCATCGACCCCGACTCAGATGCGGCGAAGCAGCTTATCGGCTCCGGCACGATCACTCCTGCGTCCGACGATCCCGATCCGGGCGTGACCAAGATCGCCACAGCCAAGAAGGCTCCGGCCAAGAAGGCTCCGGCGAAGAAGGCTGCTCCGGCGAAGAAAGACGACGCCGAAGATGCTGACGATGGTGCCGATGACGGCGCTGACGCAGACGATGATGGCGTTCTCTAAAGATGGGAATGGCTGAAATCAAAGCCACTTCGAGGCAGGCTCTCCATGACTTCATGGCACGGCCTGCCTCGTTCTACGACTCGACTGGCACACTGCTGGCCGACCCGATTACTGCACGTCGCCACGACACCCCCAAGGTGGTAGGCGATCTGGCAGGAACCAACCTATCCTATGCAGAGGTTCACGAACGCCCGACCACTGTGGTCCTGTGGCGCTCTGAGATCGCTTCGGTCTCCCTCAAACGCAACTGCCTTATCATCTTCTCAGCAGACGAGGGCTGGCGGGTATCGACCGTCCTGCCCCCTGATGGGCTGACCGTGACTGTTGAGGTCACGGAGGTCTCCGCTACCGATCTGGCTGGTAAGACCCTCCCAGACGGGACTGTGATAGGGGCATGACCCTATGGCACAGCAATTCGGCGTTTTCATCGAGGGCCTGACCGATCTGGACTTCACGCGGGGGTCCGCTGCCAAGATCGCACAAGCTGCCTCCCGAGCCATCAACACGACGACACGAGACGGTAGGGTCGATGCTTCCCGCAAGATCAGAGCGGAGATCAACTTCCCGGCCCGGCTGGTCAGCCCCAGCGGCAAGGGTCTCTACGTCTCGAAGAAGGCGTCACCCAGCAACCTCGAAGGCCGGATCACGGCGAGCGGCAGGCCGACCAGTCTGGCCCGCTTCCTGACCAGCAGCCCCCGCATCGGCAAGGCTGGGGCCACGGTCGAAGTGCAGCCCGGCAAGGCCCGCTTTATGAAGCGCGTATTCCCGCTCCGTCTACCCCAAGGCTCGACGCTGACCGAGACCAAGTTCAACTTGGGCCTTGCGATCCGTCTACGGCCCGGCGAGCGCCTTACCAACAAGACCACGGCCCGGCGTGTATCGAACGGCCTATACCTGCTCTACGGCCCGTCTGTGGATCAGGTGTTCCAGAACGTCAGCGGCAGCGGCGTTGCCAAAGACCTCGTTCCTGCGCTAGAACGGGACCTAGAAACCGAGTTCCTTCGGCTATTGGAGTTGTAAATGCCTGCGATCACGAACCCACTACGGCTCGAAATCCAGAAGCGTCTGGCAGATGTCTTGCGAGAGATCACGCCCGGCAACGGGTATGTCTACGACTTCTCCGGGGCCGAGGGCACAGAGGACAACAAGGTGTTCCGGGGCCGCGCGTTCTTCGGGGACAGCGATCCGGTGCCCATGCTCTCGATCCTCGAAAGCCCCATCCCCCTCGATCAGATACCGTCGCCCGCCGACTCCGGCTACAACTCCGGCTCGTGGGAACTGATGATCCAAGGGTTCATGGAAGATGACCACGAGAACCCAACGGACCCCGCGCATGTCGCCATGGCGGATGTCAAGAAACGGCTCGCCTTGGAGTCGCAGAAGGTTTCGGCTCGCAGGGAAGAGGACGGCCCGTTCGGCCTGCTCGACCAAGTGACCCGGATCACCATCGGAACAGGCGTCGTGCGTCCGCCCGATGAAATCTCGGCCAAAGCATATTTTTGGCTACTAATTGTCCTCGAAATCGTCGAGGATGTCACAGACCCATATACGGTCTAACAGCAGAAAGGTCATACCATGGCTAACAACTACACCCTCGGGCGCGGCAAGGTTCACTTTGCGCGCTTCAAGACCGGGACGCAGACGCCGGACGGCTTCTTCTACATCGGTAACACCCCGGAGTTCTCGCTGACCATCGAGTCCGAGACGCTGGATCACTTCTCGTCTGACGAAGGCATCCGTGAAAAGGACGACAGCGTTCCGCTGGAAGTCAACCGGACTGGCTCGATGACGACCGACAACATCGACCCCAAGAACGTCGCGTTGTTCTTCTTCGGCTCCGACAGCACGGTCACGGCTGTTGCCGCGCCCGGCGAAGTGGACGCGCTGACTGACGTGTCGCTCGACCACAGCTACAAGCTGGGATCGACCACGGCGGCTCCGGCTGGTGCCTTCGGGATCACCGCTGCATCCGTATCGGCTGCAACGAACCCCGGCGCTGTGGCTCTCGTCGAAGGCACTGACTTCGAGGTGGACTACGACAACGGCATCATCACGTTCCTTTCGACCGCAGTGAACATGGTCGAAGGCGACGACATCGACGTGACCTACAGCATCGCGGCCTCGACACGCGAGCGCGTGATCTCCGGGTCCGAGCCTGTTGAGGGTGCGATGATGTATGTGACGAAGAACCCCAAGGGTTCCGACTCCGTGTTCTACCTGCCTTACGTCAAGATCACCCCGAACGGCGACTACGCCCTCAAGGGCGACGAATGGCAGCAAATCCCGCTTGCGCTGGAAATCCTCAAGCCGACAGTCGGCGAGGCGATCTACCGCGACGGCACACCGACACTGACCTAAAGGAAAAATGGTATGGGACTGCGCGACATTACAATCCACCGGACCACTGTGAAATACCGCGACCAAGAGATCAGCGTCCGAGGCATCTCAGCTTCGGACCTGATGGCCGCTGCACAGGACTATGGTCCACAGATCGCCATCGTTTTCGCCAAGCTGCAAAGCGGCGATCTCGGCTCGGACACCAAGGCCGTTATCATGGCTGTTGCCCGCGAACTGCCCGATGTGGTCGGAGCGGCTATCGCTCTGGCCTCTGACGACTACTCGCCGGAGACAGTCGAGACGGCCACCAAGCTGCCGTTCAACGTGCAGGTCGAACTGGCCGAGGCGATCTTCCACGAAACATTCTACTCGGAGGCAGACGTAAAAAAGCTGATAGAGTCTCTGAGCCGAATGATAACGGCGGCCTCTGGGGCGATGACACAGGTGACAATGCCGCCGTTGGATTCGACGAATGGTATTGGGGGATTCGACGCCAAGCGAGCCTCCTAACCGGGCACGGTTACACCGATGCTATGACGATGACTTTGGGCCGCCTCTACGACGAGGCGGCTCTCGTGAAAGAGAGGGTAAACAACCAAATCATCACCGAAGCACAACTCTTGCAGACTGCGGTTCACTCGATCTTGGCGAAGGAAGCAAGGACACAGTTCCAAAAGCTGTTGAAACAGCTTAATGTGACCTCAAATCCCCGCTCGGGGTTATTCGATAAGGAAGAGTAAATGGCTCGCAGAAACGTCGATCTGGTAATCAGCGCAAAAGACGAGGCGGCGAAGGTCCTCGATCAGATCACTCTGGCCCTGCAAGAGTTCACGAACGCCTCAAAGGGCGTGGATGGCAGCGCGGACAAGACTGAATCCTCCCTAGGTCAACTCGGCGCTGCCATTTCTAAATTGGAGAAGTCCCTCGGGGGTCTCCAAGTCGCGGAGAAGCTGGGCAACGAGATGTCCAAAGCCGCGACCGAACTGGCCCGGCTGGAATCATCCTTTGAAAAGACGCAGGCCGAAGCCCAGCAGTTCGAGAAGCGTCTCGGGCAGACAGGGCAGGAGGCCACCCGGTTCGCGTCCAAGCTGGACGGAGCCAAGGCTGCGCTCGACCGCCAGAAAACGGCGATCAAGACGGCCAAGGCGAACCAACGCGAACTGGCCCAGTCCTACACTCAAGCGGAGAAGGCACAGGAGCGCCTGACCGCCCGCCAAGCCAAGCTGCCGGGTCTGATCGACAAGCAGACCAGTGCGCTCGACAAGGCCAAGGCTCGCTACGCTGACCTCGCCGACCAGATCGCCCGTGTCGAGCAACCGAGCGCGACCCTGCAACGGACGTTCGACGCCTCGGCCCGGAACGTGGCCCGCAACACCACGGAACTGCAAAAGCTGACGACCGAGTATGGTCAGATCGGCGGCAACATCCGCGCGGCTGGCTCGGCCATGACCATCTTCGGCGAGCAGTCGGCACAGGCCGCCCGCAACGTCGCCACGCAGGAGCGCGTCCTCGACAAGATCGAGACGAACCTGATCGCGCTGACCGGGAAGTCCAAGGCCGCAGGTAAGGCCCAGTCCGATCTGTCTGGGCAGTTCGACAAGGCCACAGCAGCGGCCCGTAAGCAGGAAGCCGCGCTCGACCGGGCAGAGAGCAACTACGTCGAACTGGCGCAGTCAGCAGGCCGTGCAGACGCCGCTCTGGAAGCCCTCGGCGCGCAGTCGCTTGGCCGCCTGACCAAAGAACTACAGAACCAGCGCCGCGCCGCTCTGGAAGCCAAGCGCGGCTATCTGGAACTGACGCAGGAAGCGACCCGTCTCGCCACCCAGATCAAGAACACCGCCAAGCCGAGCGCCGAACTGATCGAGTCCTTCGAGCGGACCAAGATCGGTGCCGGGGCGGCGAAGAAGGCATACGCATCCCAGCTTCAAACGCTGGAACTGCTGGGCCGCGCCTACCGTGACGCCGGGACGGACATTGCCTCGATCCAAGCGGTGCAGGTCCGCTTCCAAGCGATCCTCGGACAGAACACGCAGACGCTCAACGCGAACGCAGCCGCAGCCGACAGGCTCGGCAGAGAACTGACGGAACTCAACGCGGCCAGCACACGCAACGCCTCGTCCGCCGGACGCCTCGCTGCCGGGGCGCGTGGGATCGCCGACGCGAACGCCAGAGCAGCCGCCAGCACCGGACGCCTTGCAGGGGCCTACCGCCAGTTCTACGGCGACACACGACGCTCTCTGAGCCTCCTGCAACGTATCCGTGGCGAGGTCCTGTCCCTCGTGGCTGCCTATGGCGGCCTGTTCGGGGCCATCGAAGTCCTCAAGGGCACTGTGGACGCCTACCAGCAGCTTGAGGCTGCACAGTCGCGTCTGACGGTCGCTACGGGCGGCGATCAGGCAGCGGCAGCACAGGAACTCGACTTCTTGCGCCGCACCGCCGACCGACTTGGCGTCAGCTTCGGCTCTCTTGCGACCGAATACTCGAAGTTCGCCATCGCCACGAAAGGCACCAACCTACAAGGTCAGGCGACACGCGACATCTTCCTGTCTGTGGCCGAGGCCGCACGGGTCAACCGCTCGACGACCCGAGAGATGTCCGGCGTGTTCGTGGCGCTTACTCAGATCGTGTCGAAGGGCGCGGTCCAGATGGAAGAACTCAGGCAGCAGTTGGGCGACCGCTTGCCGGGCGCGATTCAGATCATGGCTGATGGCCTTGGTGTGGGCACCGCCGAACTGATTAAGATGATGGAGCAGGGGGAAGTCACCTCCGACGCTCTGATCCCCTTCGCCGAGGAATTGCAGAAGAGGTTCGGTGGCGGCCTTCCCGACGCGCTCAACAGCGTATCGACATCCCTCGGGCGACTGGCGAACGAAGCCTTCGAGGCGCTGCTCCGGTTCGGCAACGCCGGGTTCCTCGACTCCTTCCAAGACTTCGCCGACCAGCTTACCGCGACACTGCAATCCGCAGACTTCCAAGAGTTCTCCAACCGGGCCTCTCGTGCCATCGGGGGGCTGGTGGATGTCCTGTCCTTCTTCGCCGAGAACTTCCGTATCGTCATCGCAGCGGCCACAGCGTTCATCGCGCTCAAGCTGACGCCGATCTTCATCGCTCTGGCCGGGGCGCTCAACCTGACCGCTCTGAGTTCGACCAAGACCGGAGCCTCGTTCGCTGTGCTACAGGCCCGCGCGGCCAGCATGGGTGTGACGGTCACACGAGCCTCGTTCGCTGTGCGCCAGCTTCGCGTTGCTATGGTGGCCCTCCTGTCCACGACAGGCATCGGCCTGCTGGTGGCGGCCATCGGCGCGGGCATCGCCCTCTGGGCCACAAGCGCGACCGATGCGACCGAGGCCATGACCGAACACGAGAAGATCGTGGATCAGGTCAAGAACGCCTACGATGGCGTCAAGGGTTCTGTGGACGAGTGGAAGAAGAGCCTCGACGCGGTTACAGCGACCGAAGCCGAAGCCAACCTGCGCCGGGTAAGCGGGGCGCTGCAAGGGCTGCGCGAGGACTTCGATCTGCTGGCCCAAGGCAACAGCAGCTTCCTCACGAACTTCTTCGGATACAACCTCGCCGCCGGGGAGGAAATCTTCAACGTCGCTGACGACTACAAGAAAGCCGTCCAAGGCGTGATCGAAGCCTACCGTGCCCAGACGCTCCCAGCCGACCAGCTTATCAACGCTCTGGACGATGTGAACCAGCAATACCGGGACGGCAGCGCAGAGGCCAACGAGTTCGGTGAGGCCGTCATCAAGCTGGCCCGCAAAGAGTTGGAGTTGACCGACGCCGAGCGCGAAGCCACGGACGTATTGACCGCCCGGACAGGTGCAGCGGACGACGCCACAGAAGCCTTCGACCGACTCGCCAACACGATCACCAAGACCGTCGATCCTTCCGAAGAGTTCGGCAAGGCGATGGAGAAGCTGAGCGCCGCCTCTGCCGACATCGTAGACGACATGCCAAAGGTCGCCACGGAGAGCGAGAAGGCAGCCGAGCAGGGGCAGAAACTAGCAGACGCCTACAACGATGCCCTGACAGCCGCTCGTGCGCTCCCAGACGCCATCATGCGCGCCGCAGCGGAGCAGGAAGCCTTCTCCAAGTTCGCAGAGGGCACAGCCGCCGCTCTGGCGACGGCAGAGGCCCGTGTCGGCAAGCAGTTCGATCAGTTCACCTCGGGGGCCGAGGCTGCTGCCGCGTTCATCCGGGAGAAAGAGGACTTCCGCTCTGGCGCTTACTGGGATGTCAACGCATGGCGGACAGGGTTCGGGTCGGACACGACAACGGACGCACAGGGCAACGTCTCTGCCGTCACGCAAAGCACGACCACGACAATCGAAGCGGCCAACCGCGACCTGACCCGCAGGCTGACGCAAGAGTTCATCCCTGCCGTCCGGGCGGCCATCGGCAGCGACAAGTTCGACTCCCTGACACCGCAGCAGCAGGCAGCCCTGACATCGCTGGCCTACAACTACGGGGCCGGAGCGTTCGACAGTGGCGCTCTCCGAGGCGTCCGTGACGCGATCCGCCG